TCACGCTGGTTACTACTGAGCCAATGGCACTTGTATTTGCTCCTCCAGCCGTTAGCGTAATCACTCCAGCACTGGTGATAGTGCCAGCCAATGATCCTGCGACACCTCCAGACATCGTTAGAGTTTCTCCGTAAGCTGGCATGTCAGCCACGACTCCAGAGGTAACATCAACTCCCGATCCAATTGGAGCTACAGCATCACCTTGATTCCAACTTTCCGAGAACGAAAAAGCTGCACCTGCTGTATTCACGTCATACGCTCCAACATCAAGAGTTGCTGCTGTTGTAGCAGTACCAGCAGTTAGCTTGCCGAAATGAGCATCGTCAGCAACTTTTATATTGGAACCTGAGACTGTATAAGTACTACCGATACGACTTGCATCTGTGTAGGCTCCATTAACTGTCAACTGAGTTGAAGTTGTGATGTTATGCGTCATGTCTGCCTTAACAGGAGACGCTAAAAGGAGTAGGAGGAGAAGTTTCTTCATTGGAGTTTTCCTGTTACTGGATCGACTTCTTTCCCTGTTATGGGATCGACCTTTGTGGCAGTAGGAGTTCTAGTAATTAATTCTATAGGTTGTTTAATAACGATAGTTTGATAACCGCTACCGTTTCCTATATTTCCTCCGTTACCGTTTGATTCATCTTCTTTCTTTTTCTTTTTCGCTCCAGTCGCCGCACCCACAGACACACCCCATCCTGCAAGGATATTCCCCAATAATCCAGCCGCAAAAGTTGAGTCCACTCTTGGCTGGTCTGGGATGTCAAGGCCAAACATGCGATTGGGCAATTTTATGTATCCAAGAGACAAGACGATCAAGCACCAAGCAAGAATGGCGCCCTGGGCAGTTGTAGACACCAGGAACATGATCTTTTCTTGGTAATCAGGCTTATCGTCTTCTTCGATTGCGATAGCTTTTGCTTCAGGGCTTTGCTTTTCAGCCATAGAAAAATAGAAACAATAGTCTAAGATTACACATAAAAGGTTAAAAATGCCTCAAGAACTACTAGCAGCACTGATAGGGGCAGCTATTTCTGGAGCGTTAATGGTTTTAGCAAACCGTTCCAATCGTAATCAAGGTAATTTTCGTGAAATATTCCATCGTTTAAATGCTATTGAAAAGGATATAGCTAGATTAGAGGTTAAAAAGAGGGATCCAAACGGATGGAGGAACAGATAGCTAGAGCCAAAGCCAGGATTAAAGAGTTAGAGACTTTGCTTAAATATTGGGAAAAAACAAAACCCCCTACCGTCCATAGGGGGTGATGTCTAATGATGGCAGTAGTTATCTAATCTCACCGCCCCGTCGAATAATTAAGCTTGCAGCCTCCTAATAAATTGCTATCTAACTTTAGCCAGTTCTCTTTTGTTGTTCAATAGGTAAGCTCTCTCAATCTGTCTTCTCTTTTCTAAGCAGTGTGAACAAAAACATACAATCGTTTTTTGTTCCATAACCTTGCTAACTTAATTAGTGGTTGTAACAGAAAAACCTCCCTCTGCTTTGCAAGTTCAGGGAGGTTTAACTGGGCGTATGGGGTTCGCCAAGCCAAATGTAGCGGTTATATATAAGATTGTGAAGAGTTAGTCTATCTATGAGAAAACTATTCAAGCCTTTTCTACCTCTTCTTTACGCTTTTTTGCGTAGTGATACAGGTAAAAAACTGTTACTTGATCTATTGAAATCAGCAGCAAAACAAACTACAAATACGCTTGATGATGAAGCTGTAAACTTCCTTCAATCAAGGTTATACCCAAAATCTAATACGAATTTACAATGACAAGTTAC